ATCTAAAACACCGCAGCAATACGACGGAATCACACCTACAACCACGCCGCCGTATACTTGGACAATTGTTGATCAGAGTGGAAACGTGACTAGAACATCTGCTCAGTCCACAGCAAGCACTCAATCTGTAACCGGTATTAACCCTGGACTAGGAGGGAAATATACGTATTCTATTGTTGCCAACTACTACGGAATATCCAGCTCATCCACTGCCGCAAACCAGATTTCGCTGACAACGACTGCACCCCCATCTGTCACACAGGCAACGACAGGTCCAATAATTATCGTCACTTGGCAGACGGCGTCGCAGAGTGTGTATCTGCCCGAAAATCCCACGGTGCTGACAAGTATACCTCCGAACGGTGGGTATTCTATCGTAGACTTATGCGGGAGGTATACAGCGACACTGTCTGCTGCTCCGACAGATACCCAGATATACGTACAAATAGCAGAAGCAAACCTTTACAACTATTACAATTTTGCAGTTTCAGCCAGTCATAATGGTATTATGAGCGCTTATACCGCACCCGGAGCCATTTTCTTGGGAGTAAAACCGGTTACGTCTCCGGCAGTATCGGTGAATGGAATGATAGCAACACTCACATGGAACGCACCTTTATCAAATGGTCCGAATGCGCCGTATCGTATCTTTGACTCGAATGGTTACACTCTCGGCAATAAGGCAAATCTGGCGGTTCGGACAGAGACATTCAGCAGTCCTGGAGTTTACAGCGTCACGACACTGGCTACAGAAGGGGTTCTAGCAAGGGCATCGGGGGCAGGAGGATCAGTTGCTGCAGGTGGATTCATATCGAATACATATGCGGTAACTCCAGGGACAACGATTGTCGTAAAAGTCGGCGCTGCAGGGGCGGGAGGAGGGAACTCTACGGTATATGTTCCGAACCCAGGAAATCCGTACCTGATTCTTGATGCAGGTGGAGGCGGTGGATATACGGTTTCAGGAGACGGGTTTGTCCGAAACGGTGTTCCCGATGGCGGTGGAATTCAGCTCCCTGGTTCTGGATCCGCTGGAGGAGGAGCACAACCAATCGTGGGTGGTGGAAGTCCTCCTGGCACGGACGGCAGGGTTCAGCTAACACTGACGACGGCATCGCTTGCCAGCTCTATCTATACGTCGGCGATATCTATATCCTTCACTATTGCGAACTACACGACATACAACCTTCAAATTGAAAGCTCGAGTAATGGACTAACTGCCGTCGCCTCCATCGCTCTGAACACGACTGTAGCTGCGCCCACAGGACTCAATACATCATTCCGAGGATTCATTCTTTCCAACGCATGGACCCCTGCACCAGGAGTGCCAGAATACTTCATTACAAACTTGACGACGGGGGATTACAATAGCAATATATTGAGCTCTCCTTCCCCGTTCTCCGTGCCTGGTATTATAAACACGACATACCGGTTCTCGATATATTCAGTAAATGGAGGCATCCCATCGTCAGAAATCACGAGTTCGTCAAATGTCACTCTATTCTGTCCTCAGCCATCAAACTTCAAGGCGAATAATTCGGGAGGAACAATTACGTTTTCAGCTTCAGGGAACACGTCGAACGACTTCCAAACGTTTACATTGACAAATGGGTCTGGGACTATTCTCCAATCCAATATTCTAAATTATACTGGTAGTATCAGCCCGCCGATCGCACCTATATTTGGAAATACGCCCGGACAAATCTATACCTTCAACCTCTACGGTGTCCTCTCTGGACTTTGTAGTGAACCGGCTCCAGTTGTGATTTCCCTCCTGATTCCGGGAAGCACCAATCTAGGACTGGACCCTGAGTTACTAACTGGCGATAGTGCGAACTTTTATGGAGATGGTTACTTTGAAGTACCGGCGAATACTCCATTCACTGCTGTGGTAACAGGAACTGGAGGTCCAGGCGGCGTCTGGCCCGGCCAGGTCTTCGCTCCAGGAGGTGTTGGAGGTAAGGCTATAGCCACTTTTGCAGGGTCTAATCAAATTATGCGGGTCAGCGTGAGTGTGAATATCAATCCCGCCGGAGGTGGAAGTTACAGTTCGATTAGGTATCAAAACACAACAGCAACGAATATAGTCACAACGGTTATGGCCGGCGGTGGAGGCGGAGGTGGGTATCCTTTTGGGGGCGGTCCTAACCCCGACTTCCCCAACTACGGGTATGATGGAGGTGGATATCTTTCAAATCGTACAGACGGGCCTACCCAACCATATTTAGGTGGACAAGGAGGCGGGCCTGTGGACCGCAACTACGGATATGCGGGCGCACCAGGTGCTGCAGGGTATAGTGGTTTGGCGCCAACTTCTTATACTAGCACCGGCTTTGGCGGCGGCGCTTTTGGAGGAGCTGTCGGTTTCCCTGGAGTAGCTGGTTCTGTCCAGATTACAACCAATTACGTAACGCAATACAAACTCAAACTCTACCAGTGCGTTCCACCTGCCGATTCATTCAGAGTTGTGTCGACCAACTTAGCAGGGGTAATATACAGCAATAATCCAACGACAAATTGGGTGGGGGTGGCGATAGGGGCGTCTGGAAATGTAGTCGTAGCGGCCAATTCACTGACCAACGGGTCGAATATCTATTTCAGTACGAATGGAGGCACGACATGGGCGAGTCAATTCACTGCTGGTCTTGTTGGAGCTACTGCAACCGGTATAACTCTTGCAGGCAACGGAACATGGGGAGCTCTCCTCACGGCAACAAGCGGTCTTTGGGTAACTTCAAACGTAGTAGGATCACCATGGTTTCAGGTAGGAAATACATTGACATCCAATATAAGTTCGGCAGGGTTTTCGCCCGACGGATCCAAGCTGGTTGTGGGGCAGGGATACGGTTACGTGTATTCTATTCCCACCTCGCAGTTAACTCTACCAAGTCCGGCGTTTACGAGCGGACAAGGTGTGCCCCAGACTGGGTGGAAATCAATTGCGTGGTCGGGGGATGGGACGATGGTATTTGCCGCAGGAAACGGAAACCCCATTTACAGCACAACAGGCGGAACGTTTTGGACACAGATGGAAAATAATAGTGTATTTTACAGTATTTCTCCGAATTCGAATGGAACATATGTGTTGATCGGAGGAAATGGTTACCCAACTGCATTACGACGAGATCCTACAAATTACAATTGGCAGAGTGTATTCCCCGGAAATCCAGTGGGACTACCCAATGTCAGCGGGGGGTCATACTTATGTGCATGTTCGTATACTGGAGATATACAGACCGCTTTAGTCCAAGGAACGGCAACTCCGAGCGCATACATATCCTACAATTTTGGTCGATCGTGGCTCCCGGAAACACGATTTAGTGCTACAGCATTCACGGGTTCAGCAATACCTTCAAACGGATTTAATATAACTGTCGTAGGAAGCAACTCAAAATTACAGTCTCTTCAGTATGTTGCAACTACAACACCCACCACAACAACCATATCCATATCAACAACGGCTGCGTCTACAAGTGGATTTGTCACTGTCGGGTCGACGGGATACCAAATTACGCCATACTTCAAGAATATTCCTGGGCCAAGCGTCTTTGCCTTTGATACACCATCACCGGGTCCTCCCGTGTTTCCACAGACGAGTGGTCCCGTAAGTTTTTCTTCGCCTTATACGTCTGGATATGGCACACAGGGTGGATTTCTCCGAGGATACTTTATTGTAGATTCGACTGCTACATTTGATGCTGCTGGTGTAACGTTCATCTCGGTGCCGGCGGACTATAATACATTGCCGACTATAACCAGTTATACGACGGGCGTCGCTTCTTCTCAAAGGGGGTTCGTCATATCTGCGGGAGATGTTGATATCCTGCCAGGGACATATGTAGCATCCATTGGATCAAACGCTGCCGCACAAAAAACTTCCGCCGCACTTACAGCTCTACTTCGTGCTCCGACTATAACGTCCCTTGGTGGACAAGACGATGGTAAAAAGATAAAAGTAACGTGGTCGGCTCCGACGCTTGCTGGAAGTAGTACTACCTCAACATTCAATATCATTTCAAATGGAACAGTGGTTGCCAGTAATCTGACGGGAACTTCGCAGCAGATTCCTAATTCAGGAACGACTCCAACAACAATTGCAGTACAAAGAGTGTTTGGAGCAATCTTAAGTCCGTCGAGTACTTCGTCAAATGTTACCCCACCATTGCCTCCTACCGGACTGCTCGTAACAGGTTACGCTGCTGCATCTTCCAGCATAAATCTCTCGTGGAACATCGTGAGCGGTAATTCCTATACGATATCCTACGCAGGCACAACAATTCCAAACATAAACGAGGTTCCATATATCTTCCCTCTTCTTCCAGGAAGCAATATCATAATTGGCGTAGCAGCTTTTTCGAATAATCTTCTGAGCACATATTCGGTTGTAAGCGTAACAAACAGGATAGATGGATTTATTGCGCCGGGTCTAACTGTAACACGGAGTATACCATCGCAATTCATTATTACAGCCATGTCGATTATTGGAGGTGGTGGCGGAGGTGGTGGAGGAGGGTATGCGCTCGGAGGCAATACTAACGGCCGGCAGGGTGGAGGCGGTGGTGCCCAAGGAGGAACCCTGTTGTTTACCGGGGGAACTGGCCCCGTTCAGCAGTCGTCCTCAATAACACTAGTTCCAGGAAAGGCGGGGACTGGAGGATTATACGGAGGTGGCTCGATAGGAGGTCAAGTGTCCTATATCCAGATCACAAGTAACTCGGTCCAAACTATAGCCTGGGCAGGCGGAGGTGGAGGTGGAGGTGGAGGAAACGGTGGCAGTGGTGCCGCTGGCGGGCGGTTAACCACAAACGAATCCTATGGCAATGGTGGAACTGGCGGCGGCGCCGGCAACATCAATGGCGGAGGGGGTGGAACTGGCGGCTGGGGAAGTTCATTCGCAACAAATCCCAATATAACTCCTGTTCCGCTGGGCAACTATGTTGTCACTCCTGGAAGCAATGGTGACATTCGACAGGGAATCTACCCTAACGCAACTACAGGTGGAAAAGGTGGAGGTCCTGGAGGCGGTGCCGCCCAGCCCACTTCCGATACACCTGGAAATAATGCTACCGGATTTGGCAACGGCGGCGGCGGAGGAGCACCATCTTCGTCTGGATCAAGCGGTTCAACGACCGCTCCAAGGGGGGGTGCGGGATCCGACGGGTACATCTCAATCAGCTACTGCTACTTGACATCTTGATCAATTAAACAATCACGACATCATCCACCCATCCTGCACCTTGGGAAATCAGTTCCTCCTGATCTTCGACCGACACGATCTCGACATCCGTCGCATCCTCATTGTCCTCCAGGGATACCCACACACGGGTCCCAGTGTAGAACGTACAGGGGAAGGATACGATACGGACCCAGTTATCATCGTCATTCCCCCTGAGGGCGAGGAGACACTCGTCCTCGGCCTTCTGGCGAGAATAGGTAGCCATGCGGCAGTTCAGGATATCGTTATCACGAATAGTAAACACGAAGAACAGAGGGGCAACGGGGGACATTCTGGCAGTATGCTGTCCCTGTCTCACCAACAATCATGATTCGTTTTCGTTAAAACGGATCACGAGGGTTTTACGGTGTTTTAGGTCATACAAAGATGAACGTCAACAATCTCACCGAGTCTCAGATCAATGCCGAACTGCTTGCCCGCCATTCCAGGACGTCGGGGACACTGGAGTCTCGTCGTCAGCGTCTAGAGCGGTTCCTGGAGTTCGAGGATCAGAAGAAGCGTCGGAACGAGTATGTCGAGCGGATGAGGGAGGTCGACGAGTGTTATGATGGGTGCCCTTGTAAGGAGCAGGAGCCGACGCAGGAGGAGCGGGCTGCAAGGGTTCTTATGAATCTTCAGGATGACGCCGAGCGGTCGGAGTATTATATCAACAATCTCATTCCTCGTGTGAAGGCTTTGGAGGATATGGTCCATAGCATGGAGAAGCGGATCACGGAGCTGGAGACTGCGGATATGCCTCCTCTGGCACCTGTTCTCCAAGATTCGAATCCCAATTGGGTGTATGACGAGACGATCACCTCGCCATATGCCTGGCACTGCACCGAGTTCAACTAATCAGATGCGCTCTTGTACCGCTTGGTGAGTTCCTTCAAAATATAAATATACTGCCAGATTGCCTGCTTACTGGGTTCAGACAGAACGTCCCAGCAACTCCTAATTTTTGCCACAATATCGGGAGTATCGGTATACTCCGCTGTAACATATGTCAGGAAGAACGACTCATCACGAGCCGTAATCTTTTCGTCATACTTGAGCGTCACATACTCATGGAACGAATCAATGACCATGCTAGGATTGGTGCGCTGGAGCATGGAGATATAGGTCTGGAACACCTTGAAATCTTGGTCATCGGGGAACATTTCAGCGAGCTCGCCGACGACCTCCGACAGCTGGTGGAAGAAACTCTTGAGATAGGTAGAAGCGGTAGCCGACATTGTATATTAATACAAGAAATCTGTAAATTAGTTTACTTATTTACGAGCCGTAGGGTTGAATTCGGCTTCACGCATGGCCTGCATGGATTCCATCCGGGATGTTACATCGTTATTTCGGCCCGATTTGCTTCCTCCCTCGCCGTCTATTGTCCCCACGGGGTTAATGACCTCTTGACCCGACGTCTTGATCTCGCCGTCAAGATACGAGTAGCGGAGCTGATCTTCGGCCACCTTGGTTGTGCCGTCAAAGCTGGAGAATCCGGTGGACATCCCGGATTCATTGAATGACCAGAAAAGCGGTTCGGCAGGGGCCGTTGGGGCGACACGGGGAGTAGGGATTTCACGGCGGCTCTCCACCGGCTTAGACAAGTGGGCAAAGATATTGGCCTTTCCGACTACCAGTTGTTTGCTCTGGGGAAACAGGAGGGTGGGAACACTCTTGAGATCGGGAGGCAGGAACTGGCGGGGTGTGGTGAGAACGTCGACAAAGCGGAAGAGGGAAGCCTTGTTGAGGGCTTGGATCGTCCCTACCACCTCCTTACAGTTTGGACACTTGTCACTGTAGAAGAGAACGGGGACATAGGCGTTTGTTGACATTAAATTTCATGTAGATAAAAACGAATACTTCAATAACGAACAGATGTCAGAAGCAATTCAAATGGAAATGATCCCTTCCAAGTCTACTCAGTTTGGTGGGTTCGGGATGACGTTCCAGATCCGTGGCGTCCCTATCCAGTTTGTGAATGCGATCCGGCGGATTCTGCTCAACGAAATGCCGGTCGTGGAAATCACAGATGTCCAAATTCCAGACAATACGACTCTGATGCCGCACGAACTTATGAGGCACCGGGCGGAGATGCTACCGGTCAATGTCCGCCCGACGGAAGAGGATGTGATTCGTGATACTCGGATTGAACTGCGATTCCCTCAAGTGACAGAGTCCACGGTGGTAACGACGGACGATTTCGTAGTGAGCGGGTCTCGGTCTGATATTCTGATGAAGGGGCGGGATCTGGGGACACCGCTCTACTTCCTGAAGCTCAAGGCTGGCGAATCAGTGCATCTCACGGCCCGTCTCACGATCAACCCTAAGGCGTCCCATGTCTGTGTAGCGACCTACAATATCCACGTGGACGAAGAGAAGGCGGCACTGTTGCGTGAAGAGCACCCCGACAAGCAGACGTTTGATGTGTTCCACAAGCAGCGTGTGATTCACAGGAACGAGAAAGGACGGGCAGACTGGTTTGATTTCACGGTGGAAAGTATCGGTGTGATCCCTGCTCGTGATCTGATCCGTGAAGCTGTGGGGATTCTGCGAGCCAAGACGATCGCATGGATCAAGGCGGGCAAGGACTCGATTGTGCGTGAGCCGGAACCCAATGTCTACCATATCGTGTCGGTGGTGGAAGGACATACGATTGGAGCCCTGGCCCAGATTGTAGCCTACGAGCTTCCCGATCTGTGTAGTGTGGTAAATTACGATGTCCCGCATCCTCTGCGCCCCGAGATGAAGTTCCGATTCTTGACGACCAAGACACCGGAGGAAGTTCTAGAAACGGTCGGCAAGACGATCGTGGAGTTGTGTGACCGCACAATTTCTGGTATTGATAAGTAAGGTAAAAGGATGGCAAGTGCCGAAGAATTGGTATTCCAGAAATCAGAGTACCAAATCATCGAAGAATTTGAGTTTGAAGAAGAGGTGCAAAGACCCGAGGCTATTCGCTTTTTTACCTATGAAGAACAGGCGTCTGATTTCATTGAGAAACTCTTGCCTCAGACTGGCAGGATCGCAAAGGCGGCTATTCGGAAAGCCGAGTATGAAGTGGATTCGTTCACCGTTCTTCACAAGCGGGTGGTAGAAGAGACGGCGGAAGGGTATACCCACCAGACATACACTCGTCCCTCTGCGCTTCCGTGGGTGCACTACAAGAACACGAACCCGATACAGTATACGGATTATGCGTGGAGCCAGAAATGGGCCCCACTTTTTACCGATGCGTCCCGTCTCAGCCCGAATTACTACCTTGTGCTCCTCGACTCTCTACCGAAGTCTGCGATCTATTATGCGGCCGGAGATGGTGTCCCCGTGTATACGGACGGCAGGGTCCAGATTGAAGATCACCAGTTTCTTGATCGGTTTCCGTATACCAAAACCAAGCATCGTGAGGATGGAACGTATACGACAACCACGGTGTATCGTGAAGACACGCAGGATATTGCGAAGTTCACAAATTATATTGTAGACAATCCTCCCATCACTCCTCCCAATCCACTGGCTGATCATCCGTTCCTTTCGGTACACCCTGATCCAATGGTCATTGATTCTACGGAACCTCTTCCGGAACTCCTGCCTACACTCGATGCGATTTTCACCCATGCTCTCCCTGAAACGTCGAAACCGTATACGGAAGGATTGCGATACCTCAAGATTTATGATGTGAAATTGCGTGACGTTCCCGACAAGTTATGGACATCTAAATTCCCGCCAGAAGCGGCCGTAGATGAAATGCCGCCTCCCCAGGATATTCGGTTTCCGGAAGGACAGGCAGATGCGCCGTCGAAGAATATCCTGGACGCATACAAATCCCGCTGGTTTCCTGCCCTCTCGTCACGCAAGTGGCTGAATTCCCAGATTGATGGGGGCACACTCGTAGCACGTATGCTCTTATCGCAGGCGGGTGGAGTGGGAGTAGCTGCTATCCCTCCTCCCGTCGTATTTCCTGACTCGGGAGTCATCGAAGGAACAGCGGACGATTGCCTGCCGCCCGAGATCACCGAGTTTTCCGATTTCCTGACCCGGGGAATTTATCGTGCGCCAAAGTGTGCGAACTGTGGAGCGGTAGGTCACCAGGGGAAATCGTGCCCCGACAAGGCCGTGAAGTTAGATTACAAGCCGGGTCATGGATGTTTCCCCATGTCGTTCATCCATAACGAACGGTCGGATGCACCGTATGCGAACAAGGCACCGTGGACGCCCGGGACAGATGACCAGATCCTCAAAGATCACCAGATAACTCTCCAGAAATTCAAAGAGTATTTTGTTCCTGAATACACGAAGGTCATTCCTGCCACACCCGCTCAGTCGCATAACGAGACTCGCCTAATGATCGTGTCCATCTTGGATGACGAGACCAAGACACCCGAAGATCAATTATATGAGATTGAAGCTCTGGTAAAAGATGCGCCGCTGGAGAACCACGTATACTCCGACAAGGACACGGGAGCGTTTTTGGTGTGCGAGCACGAGCTGGAGATTCTGCGTGGATCGTATGCGAAAGACCCCCGGGCATTCTTGAAGAAATGGTGTGCCCGTGAATCGGGATTTTATGTGTGTCAGTATTCGGGAGAACAGATTTCGGAAATCTTGGAAGCCCAGGATGAATTTGACGAGCAGGGACGGGTTACCAATCGCCGTGATCAGATTGGAGAGAAAGAGAAAGACAAGCATCTGACATTTGCGGAGTCTCTGAAAGGGCTTCAGGCAGAGTTCAAGACAGCGAATCCTGGGGAAGATATCATGTATCTCCTTCTCTCACTCATCCAGGTGATTCCGGAAGATGGACAGCTCAAAGTCTACCTCGATTACGTCCGCCGGGAATCTGATAAATTACGATCACGTATCGCAGGAAAGAAACTGTCGAGCAAGCAGACATCGGATGTCGATATGGCTCTCGCAATTTTTGGGTTCAATGCCGTGATTCTTCTTCTCCAAACACACCGCCCGCAACTCATTCCTCGCCGGTCGTTCGGGTCGAAACCGCTAGTCCTGCGTGGATTCCCGAGGGATACCGACGATATCAATGATTCTCCCCTCGTCGATTCCCTACTGAATGCTCTTATCCAGACATTTGAATCGTATCCCTCAACGTTCCGTGGTGCTTCGGTCATCTTTCTGCGGACGCTCTTGAATGATAAAAAAGCGACTCGCAGGGTTGTTCTGTCGTCTCTGAAAGGTCAGTTCGCCAAAGAGTTTGCGACGCAGCTGTCCGATGCAAAAGATAGTTTGGAAGCAGTGGCTGTAGGATACGTCCCCGTCCAGTCCTTTGTTCCGCCCCCCGTTCTTCCTAAGAAATCAGTCGCATACTTACCCCCGACTGATTCGGTGATGACTGTTCCCGAGATGCGGTATACGTGTATGATCACTACTCCCCGGCTCATTCCGTCGACTCGTTTCTCGTTCAACCAGGAACCGTTTGTGATTACAGAACCACTCAAACCGTCCAGAAAAGCACGAGCAGTCGAAGGCAAGGCGCCCCTGCCTGGAATCCCTATGGTAAAAGCGGACGTCGCCCGCCGCCTGAAAATTGGCGGAACCACAAAATTAGCGGTGGACGCCAAGAACAACGATACTCCGGGTATTCTGCTCAATCTACTTCTGAGATCGTTGACAATTGTGGCAGAGGAAACGGTGGCAGGTGAAGCCTTGCGTAGATATATTGGAGACGTGCGTGAAGCTGTGACACTTGCCGATGGAAACCCATCGGATCTGCGTGATCTGTTCAAGGGATACATCTACGAACTCAGCCAGAAACTCTCGGAGAACCAGGCAGTTCTCACACAGTTTGAGCGGACTTACAAGATCGATATGGCCGTGCGTGCGTTGGTGTCCACCGCTGCCGAGAATCGCAAGGCGGTAGATGCCCACAAAGCCCGTGAACGTGACGAGTTCCGATTACGTCTCCGCCGCCTGCCCGACGCCCTGCGTGATATCACGACAAAACTCATTGATCTGGGTCTGGCGCCTTACCTGATTACCAAGGACGACCGTGAATCGTTCACGAAAGAGATAGAGGCACGACTGGGCGAAGACGAACAGGAGCCTGACCCGGCACCGGCGAGCGATGCCCCGGAAGATGCAGGAGATATCCCAGAAGAGGGATTGAATGCCGAGCGTGATCTGGGAGCGGACGGTGAAGTTCCTATGGTCGGGGAACAAGAATTGGAAGTAGATCGTGGAGATTACGGGGATCGTCGGGCTCGAACAGCGGATGGCGAAGAAGCTCATGATGGAGCGACCTACGAAGAAGAATAACAAAATGTCGGAGTAGTATAAACTATAAATGGACTTTCTACCTTCCAGCGAACCCGCATGGATGAAGAGCATTACAAGTGCGAATGTGTGCAAGTATTTCTACTTGATGTTTGGATTGGTTGCTCTCCTCGCCGGGTTTGTCGTTCTGTCTGACGTGTTTGTGATCGTATCGTCCAAGGGCCGCACGGGCTGGGGCTTACTTGTCCGCAGCGTCCTAGCGTTTGCGATCCCAGTGATCAACGCCCTATTCCTCTACATTCTTTGCTCCCGATCTATTCTCTCCAAGTAGTAAGTTGAATCATAATGAACCTAGGCTGGGTTCTGTTTGAAGCACATCAGTTCGTCTTTGTCTTATTTCTGGCTGCATTCATTATGCGCCCTGAACTGCGACGTGTCCTGATCCTCATATTTATCCCGGTGTTCATGTTTCATATCAGTGGGTACGGTTGTCCGTTCACTCGGCTGGAACGGTATTATCACGGTCAGGACGTGACCATTATGGATCCTTACCTCAACATTGTGGGACTACCTATAACTCGCAACAACCGGGAAACGTTCCAGGGATATTTCAGTTCGCTTCTTTTGTTCGTAATGGTTTTAACAGTAATGATCTACCCATCCAAATGAAGGTACCGGTAAAAACCTTTTTCGTGAATCACACCCGCAAGTTCATTGTTCCCACTGAACTTGATGCTGTGTTTAATATTTCCAAGAATCTGAGGGAGACGATTCAGCGGTATCACTGGAGTCTGGAGGATCACATTGAGTTGGTGGACTCTGACAATATGTCTCACACTCGTGGGGTCCAGCTGATTGTCTTGGAAAATTATCACCTGCCGACATGGATTGATGATCTACACTATTTCATCGCCGAAGGGAGCGTCGAGTGGAAGGCCGTGACGCTTTGCGACTACGAATTGCCCGGCCCCCTCGGCGTGTAGTCCTACGGCGGCGACCGGCTTTCTTGGTGCTACGGAGGGGGGACGTCACTTCAGAGTCTACGTTTAAGGAAACCGCAGGCTCGCGGCGTTCAACTCGGCGAGTGGGATTGTCAAAGCCAGGCATGTATGGTCCCTGTGCACGAACAGGCCCCTCCCCTTTACGCAATGGTGACTTCACGACAGAATAAGGATTGAGTCGGAAGGCTGAAGGAGACGTCCGAAGTTTCTTACCGCTGGGATCGTAGAACCCGGGAATGGGGGGTCCGACACGGGCACGGGGAACAAATACGCTGGGGACGATGGGTCTAACCGGAATAGCTACGTGCTCTCCTCTGAACCCCCTGGGAGGAACTCCGGGCGACCAATCCATTCTGCGATCGGACGGGGCTACGGCCGAACGGCTCCTGGCAATAGGCTGTGCGATTTCTCGAGGACGGCCAGGGAGGGGGGAGTCGTCTATATCATCAGGAAAAAGCAGTTCAGGGGATCCCGACATTCACTCTTATACATGCCTTAGATTTCCATTTCGTCGACCACATAGTTCCGGTCCTTGTAAAGTTTTAGACGAGCCTGGAACTGGCGGCGGAAGGTGGAGTCGACTATATCAACAATGAGCGGATGTATTGTTCGGGACGCTTTTTCGGTCCGCAGAATGCGTCCAACGATCTGGTCAATGTCTGGTCTGGGAGTGGCCATCACGAGAGTGTTCAGGGTGGCAACGTCGAAGCCTTCTTTGCACATGGAATAGGTGGCAATCAAGACTTTCTTGGAGGCACAGAATTCGGCACGCTTGGAAGCGGCAACGCCTTGGGATAAGATGGCGGCTTTCTCTGGATCAAGTTTTGCCCAGATATCTTTGCAGTGCTGGACTCGGTCGGATAACACAAGGATTTGACGGGCAGGATCTTGGTCAAGAATATCACCGATGATCTTGACGAGCATATCTGTTCGAGGGATATACGCTGCCAGTTTATTCACCATGCCGGCTACGTTCATCACGCCCTGGTTGTTCAGGAGAATGCGGTTGAAGTCTACGTCGGTCGGATCGTGGCGGTACATTTCGACATGGACAGCCTCATCGACTTTATCCCCAGATTCGGAGCGGTAGAGGATGGGACCCAGGAACCATTCGATGACATACATGAGTCCATCCTTGCGGTCAGGGGTGGCGGATAACCCCAGCATATGTTTGGAGGTGATTTTCTGGAAGGCTTGGACAAAGACTTCGGAGGCGATATGGTGGCACTCATCGATCACAGTGAGACCGAATCCTCTGAACACTTCCTTGGGATACTCTTTCATGGAAATGGACTGGATCATCGCAATCACGATATCCTTGTCCACATCAATCGTTTCGCCTTGAAGGTGTCCGATTGTCACACCTGGGAGAAAGGCCTTGATTCGGTCTTCCCATTGATCTTTGAGAAATGTATTGTGCACTATGATCAGAGTTTTCATCTTCAGCTGGGAGGCAATGTAGAGGGCGCACACCGTCTTGCCTCCACCGGTCTGGAGACAGATCATGCCGTCGTGCGGTTCGGGTTTCAGGTAGGAATCCACCACTTCAATTTGGGCAGGGCGCACGGATCCAGCAAACGCCCAACGGTCGCTGGAGGTTGCCACAATATCGAGCGGAGCGGGACCCCATCGGGCGATACCGAACTGTTTGGGGACGTAGACGAAGTTCTCGGTTTCTCCGAACACGGTGTATTTCTTGACATACTGGGGTTTCACAAAGACAGAGGGGATGTAGGGTTTTACCGTGAGTTCTTTCCTGAGTTTCTCTATATCTTCTATCAGAGATTTGGGAACTTTATACCCATTGCGAGTGATACTGAATGACATGATGCGTTCGGCCACACTTGATTCAATACATTCGTTTTTTCCTCACGAAAGTATAAACCGAAGGATGTATGAGTTCTATGCGGAGTATCTGGGTTCCCTGCTGTTCTATGGCACGGTGGCGTTCAGCGGCAATCCGCTCTACGTCATAGCCGCACTGGCGTTTGCGATTGCGGCGGTCGGCAAGATGTCGTTTGGGCATTTCAATCCGGGCATCTCGGTCTGGTCTTACCTCTCTGGCAAGATGTCGACCAACATGTTCATGATCTACCTGGCTGCACAGGTCTCGGCCGCTGCCACGGTATGGGTCGTGGGAACTCTCATATAAAAACGGATCGGTTTAGAGTCTAGAAAACGGATAGTGTCCGGCCTACAACAACTACACACAAGAATGACAACCCGCAAGCGTATCCTGCCCCCTGCCCTCCCATCAACCGAATCACGTCTGGACGAACTCCGCGGTTTCGTTGCCCTCTTGGCCGACCGCTTCATTGATTACGATTACTATGATGTCTACGATTCCGTCTTCCGCCAGAGGGTGGACGAAATCGTCGATACGATAAAGTTTGACGCCGACTCCCAGCACATCGAAGAGTTCGGCGAGTATATTCGGGCCACCAAGTCTACCAAGGCTCGTGATTTCATGAAGTTCTTCCAGATGATCATCGCTCATTTCAGCGCCTAGATTCTCGGTCTCAAAAAAGGTAAAACGGATCACCAGTTTTTTAATTGGTAAGAAGGCATACCAAGAAAGAAGAAGATGTCCATCCCCGCCATCCAGATCCGCATTATCCGTGACAACACCAACTCGCTGAAGGACGAGATCTTCACTATCAGCAAGGGTATGCACAACGACTGGCGTCTCAATCACAAGTCTGCGTTCTCCCAGATGAACTCCACGATGTTCGTAAAGAAGGTTGATCATGTGATCAGCTACATCTACGCCTCCTTCGACCTGCTGAAGATCGACAATGAGCCGTACCAGTTCATTCAGCTGGATGCTCCTTGCTATCCGGTTACGCTGGTTCCTCGTGCCGACATTCTGTGCGGCAGCGATACTCTCCACAAGCTCGTGCGAGTTGTAGAGCAGGTGCTCGACAACTGGCCGACTTCGTGCCACCCTTGGTCTCCGTAGAATCAATCTACTTCGACCGCTTCCCGATCTGGACAAAGGTGTCCAGGACAAATAGCATAAATACACCCGTAAAAATGTAGAGCAAGAGATCGTGCGTCGACGTTTCTCCGACAGCACTGCTGCGCTCCATTTTTCGCACTAGGCGGTCAAGGCGAACATCCCAATCGCCACGAGCATCGCTGGAAGGTTGGGGCGGAGCATAAGCGAAACCGTGGGTCCCCGGGACAGTAGGAGTCTTGTAATCACGAACACTGAACGGTTCGATCTGATTACTTCCCGACCGTGTTCCGCTGATTCGAGCAGGGGCGTAATTGTTCGTGTCGTCGTCAGTTTCGGTAATCGGGAGGGTGCGAGTAAGAGTCTTGATTGCGTCTGCGTTCGCCTCCAGAGCAGCCTCGGTGCGGCGAGTAGGCGAATTATACACCTTATTCTCGTCCTTGATCTTTCCCTTTGTGCCATACGACCCACCGAAGGCTTCATCTAAGGATGCGTAGGACGCCATTGTAGTTTCACGTGTAGAAAAAATCAGCGATAAAGTAATAATGGCCCTCTCTAAGAATCTTCAGTATATCGTTTCTGGGTTTTTCGTTCTGTATATTGTATTCTTCACCCGCCCCGCCCCGACAGCCGTTGTCAATCTCCTTGCGTCACCTGTCGCCCAGCTGGCCGCTCTCGCCGTTGTCGTCTACGTCGGTGCGTGTGTTTCCCTGCTCGTAGCCGTTGTTGCTGCACTGGCTGTAGTCCTCTCGATCCCCAATCGTGAATACGCTGGCAAGGAGGATGACAAGACGATGGAGACGCCGGAGCCGAAGCCGAAGGTGAAGGAGGGCGGGGACGAGGACAAGAAGGAAAAGAATCCGGTTGTGGGCGGAGTAGCGGATCTGTCCAAGCTTGCGATGGCGGAGGGTATCAAGAAGAAGACTGCGGATTCGGGAGACTCTAAGGACAAGGATCCGGAAGCGGCTGGAGATAAGGCAGTCGCAAAGTTCGAGACGAAGGGCAGTGAATCGTTCTGCCTACAGAATGCCGCCCCCTTTTAATGTGATACTTGAATAATAAGAATGCTGCTTGAATCCATCAACGGTAGTAAACTGTTTGCGGGACTTATGATGATATTCCTGAATATCGGAAGCAGGTTCATCACAATTGATCTGTCGGAAACACAGAAAGAGTATCTTACAAACTCCATCCTTCGCCAGGTCCTCATTTTTGCGGTGGCCTTTGTGGGAACTCGTGATCTGATCATTTCATTGGTACTGACTGCAGTGTTCACGGTATTGGTGGACGGACTCCTGAATGACAACAGCCCTATCGGAGTTCTGCCCAAGAGTATGCGCCCGAAAGTGAGTAAACTGAATGAGTCAAATGGTCCGTTCGGGTTTCTGCGAGTGATGTCTGGTGTTTCCGAAACGGTCCAGAATCCGGCATACGATGTGCGTGAGCCGACGATTGGAACGACGTAAGGAGGGACGGTGTTTACTTTACGACGAATTTGTATGATCCATCTATAATAAAGATGTCCGGCAACGGCCGTCCTCCTGTGCGCGCAGCACCGAATACAGGAGGTTCTACTTCAGATGTACACATTTCGGGACATATTGTCCCATCCGAATGTTCTACGCATGACCTCGGCTCGCCTACGTCTCGTTTTCGTGAACTTCACCTTTCCGGTCAGACCCTTTACCTGGGAGGTACGCCCATCAGTGTAGATGACAACGGTTTTGTCATCGCAACAAACGCAGCGGGTACCTCTGCGTTTGCGGGCGACGACGTGACCGAAAATTTTACGGTAGCAGTGGGAGAGGGTGATGTCCCTATTCTGTGGAGTGCGAATGCCAGCTCATGGTCGGAGGCTGGAGGTGTTCTTCCTACGATCGCAACAGATGTTGCGTGGAACGGATCTACGTGGGTTGCCGTCGGAACTGGCTCCAACACGGTAGTCCTTAGTTCAGACGGGCGTTCGTGGATTGCCCCCGTGACCCCCCCGAACTCACGTGTCACGATGAACGGTGTGGCCTGGAATGGAGCCAAGTGGGTGGTTGTAGGTGGGGATGCTTTATCTCCCTATAACTGTATTTGGTACAGTGCCGATGCTCACACCTGGACTGCCGTTCCAGCTACATTTACTGGATTTGGAAGCCACGGAAATGCGGTTGCGTCGGACGGATCGAGATTTGTAACGGTTGGATCGGGAACGGATACCATGTTTTGGAGTGCGGACGGAGTCACGTGGAACGTCATGACTTCGGGTGCGTTCACGGAGTCCGGTTCACGCATTGCCCATAACGGAACTCGGTGGATTGCGACTGGAACAGATTCTCCGTCTATTCCTCGTGTGATTACCAGCACGGATGGTCTCACATGGACAGATGTGACGGTTCCGTTTGTTGATGCGACTTCGTATGCACATACAGTGATGTGGAATGGAACTTACTGGCTAATCGTTGGCAGCGACCAGGGTGTATACCAGAGCTTTGACGGAATCACCTGGACCCAGGTTTCAACGATTCTATCGAGTTTTCAGAATCAGCCAATTCGTCTTGCATGGAACGGAACGTACTGGATTGCTACAGGACGTGGTCTTACGCCGTCACTTGGGACGTTTCTCTATAGTTCAGATGCGATTACCTGGACACCTGGAGGGGGAGTTACGTTTGGTACGTCAGGAAACCAGGTTGCTTCACGCCGTGTATTGCCGATATCTGGAACGGTCTTGCGTGGACTACAGGGGCCGTCTGGACTACAGGGGATCGGAGTTATTGCCAGTTTTATCAGGGGATCCTTGACCTATAATGCGGCTCTTGCGATGACCCCAGTTATTCCTGGAAGTGTGGTTACGTTTGATGCTACCGATGTCTACTTTGGTTCTGACATCACAGTCGTGAGTCCCGGTGTGTTTCGGTTGAGTCCTGGTGCTAACGGAAGTGTAACATACCGTTTAGTCGCATCTGTTCCTACATGGACCATCATAAACGGATACCCCGTCGTAAGCTTCCAATGGTATAACGGCGATACACCTATCGGAGGAGCACAGACGTCCTATACTGGACAACTAGGAACAAACGGTGGAAGCAGTGGCTCTGCGGCCGAGGCAATTATCACTGTAACCGAAACGACAACTGTTTCTTTCAAAGTAGCCGCCGTAAAAGAGAATTCGGGAGCTATTTATTATCTTGGTGGTCTAACCGATTTCGAGGCTGGCGGGCAGGGAACCTTTCCGTGGTACGAGATCCAGATCATCGGAGGTGCGGCGCCCGTGACGAGTTTGATCGGGGCTACTGGACCCGCTGGACAGGTTGGAGTTATAGGACCCGCTGGAGTCGCTGGGGGTGTTGGTGCAACTGGACCGAAGGGAGCCACAGGGGTTACAGGAACCAAATTCATTGCTATGAATGGGTTACCAGACCACGTAATGGGAGTTCCGGGCGACAGCTATTTTGATATTAATGCCAGTCTTATCTACGGTCCCAAGTCAGCAACGACTCTCACATACAACGCAATCAGCAATACACAGTATCAGTGGTCGCCGGCGAGCGAACCTGGTCCCTGGACTTCTACCGCAACCAATTCCAACGGAACGCAAATTATTACAGCACAATCTCCCGGAGATTTGTACATTGGAACCTATACTGATACTTGGACTCTAGCGGCACAGAATCTAAGGGGAAACTGGTCTGGAGTCGCATCCTCGACAGACGGGACCGTTCTATATGCGGCCCCAGCAAGTGATGCACAGGGAAATCAGCAGTTTCTATACAAGTATTCAGGGACGTGGATTCAGCTACCTCTCTACGGAAAATGGACGTCGGTTGCGTGTTCATCCGACGGAGCAGTTGTTGTAGCCACGCAGGGTGTGCAGTCGGGCGGAGGACTGGGTAGTTTGTTTGTAAGCCTTGATGGTGTAAATACAGGAGGAATAGCACCCGGGACTATTACCGGAATATGGACATCCGCAGCTGTATCTGCGGACGGCACTATCTTGATAGCAGGTCAGTTGAGTGATAATACGGGTTACCCTGGTCAAATTTGGACGAGCACGGATTCAGGCACGATATGGTCTACGACTCTCAGCCCGCAGTACGGTTGGAACTCAGTTGGTATGAATAGTACCGGAAGCCTTATGGCCGCTGCGTCCTTGAACCCTGCCTATCCCGTTCACATAAGCACGGATTATGGAGCAACGTGGAATGCTACAACACAATACGGAACCCAGGTCGCAGTGTCTGCCGACGGATCGGTAATCGTAGTTGCCTCCACGAACGGTCTCTACCTGAGTTTTGACGGCGGAAGCACATGGCACTTTCAAACGGACTCTGATGCGGGGACATGGGGAACACTTGCGCTTTCGTCGGACGGAATGCGGACGGTGGGTGCAGTGTCACTTGGAGTGTTCGTGAACGCCAGTCCTTGGCCGTTCGTAGCAAGTGTTCAGGGTGTGACTGGCTTGGTTGGACCTACGGGTGTCATGGGAGACCAGGGTTCGAGTGGTCTTCAGGGACCAACGGGTGTCGTTGGAAACGACGGAACGAGTATTCGTACAGGGTATGGTGCTCCCACGGTGGTCACAAATATTGGAGATACCTACATCGATCTGTCAGAGGGAGGTCTATACGGTCCGCTAGTCCTGTCCAACACTCCAAGCTATGGCACCGTGAGCTGGGCAATTGATTCCAATGCTCTGACATCATGGTATGATATAACAGCTGGAAGCAACGGGTATGCTGTCAACAATGCCTTTGTGTATTCCGTGAGCGTGTCGGGTGGGGTTCCGACGAGCACGTTTCTAGTCAACCAGCCAGACGGAACGAACGGTCCTTGGGTGTCCGTAGCGACGTCAGCTGATCGGTCGGTCGTCTACCTTGGCGGAAACGGTCCAGGTTCCGTGTATTTTTCGCTGGATGCGGGAAGCAACTGGGCGCCCACGGATGCTCCCACCGGTTACTGGGACACGATTGCATGCTCGTCTGACGGTCTGACAGCGATTGGAACGGTGGGTCCTCAGGGTGGAACGGCTGCCGATTTTGGAGTCTATATTACCAGCAACGCCTCAAACTGGACAGCGGTTACAGACCCCAGTTTGCTTGTTGCTGGACAACAGGGATTCCGTGCGGCCTGCTCGTCAAATGGTCAAGTGATGATCGTGGGACAGATTGTTCTATCGACTGGCAGTGGCGGGTCGGTCTACGTGAGCTCCAATGCGGGAACTACGTGGTTTGATGCGGGTCTGCTACCGGTGGACACGAATTCTTGGTTTTCTGTCGCATGTTCGGCAGATGGTTCGGGACTTCTTCTGGCGGCGGGCACGGCAGGTATCGTTGCGAGCCGTTCGGCAGGTGCGACGTGGGATGCAGTGTGGACAAGTAGCCCGATAACAACGATCGGGTGTTCGTCGGATGGAGAGTATATTGTGGCCGCCAATAATGGCTCTGGAGTGATCATAAGCTACGATGGCGGTATCACGTGGACGGCACAATCCGTACCTAATCCCGGATCATGGACTGCGGCACGTGCCTTTCCCGACGGAACGGGGTTCCTGCTTACGAACGCAGGTCCAGGATACATCTATGCTGGTGTGCCAACTCAGGTCCCGACCCCGATCTGGAACTACGATTTCGGTCTGAAGGCTGTCTCTATTCGCTCTGGAACGGGTGCACCGACCTCCAACATCGGCATCATTGGCGATTCGTATGTGGATGTCACGAACGGAAATCTGTGGGGGCCCAAGCTGGCACAGACGTATACGCCCGACGTGACTGCCGAAGTATGGACGTCTACAATTAGTGCCTCGTGGTCGGGAGTATTCACTGCGAGTGAAGGGGCAGTTGTATGGGGTATTGCCAACCCTGGAAACGTGTATAGAAACGGAGTCTCCAACTCCAACTTTGCGGCCGGAAATTATACAGCAGTATGTGGATCCACAGATGGTTCGGTAGTTTACGTTTCCCCTTCTTCTGGATTTATTTCTACAACACAGGGGTATAATTGGTATCTGGGAGACGTGTCGGATGCGTGGACGGCAATGGCGTGTTCGTATGCTGGAGATGTGGCGTTTGCGGCGGGTGCAAATCTATATCTGTCCTCCAACTATGGCAGTAACTGGATCACGCTGTCAGATGCCTCTATAACTGGTCTTGGTCCTTGGACGTCAATCACATGCACGTCCAATGCGGGGATTGTGTTTGCCGCAAAGGCAAATGGAAATCTGTTCAAGAACACATCGGGGGGAATCGGTGCATGGAGCAGTCTTGCGCGTTCAGACATAATATCAGTCGCAATTGCGGGTGATGGATCAATCGTCTATGCTGGCCAAAATTATGTTGGTGCTGGACCTCTGTATGTAAGTTCAAATCTGGGAGGCACATGGACAAGTTATGCGGTCGGAGCACAAACATGGTCAAGTGTTTCTACAAATTCTAATGGAAGTATTGTAGCCGCAACCGTATCGGGAGGGTATGTCTACACAAGCCAGGATGCAGGTGTGACAATGTGTGCCCAGCTTTTCGTCTCTGGATGGAATGCGGTGTCGGTGACTTCCGATGGACTGCATATGGCAGTGACCGATCTGTCTGGTAGATTCTTACGGACAGGTGTCCCAACCCAGGTGCCGAATCCGGTATGGAATCTGGGAATCACGATTCTGGGTCCTACGGGTCCTTCTGGGGGTCCGACAGGTGCGACGGGTCCGCAAGGTGAGCCGGGGTCTCCCGGTGGCGCAACGGGAGCTTCTGGAGTGCGGGGTCTTCAAGGTATCATTGGTCCGCAGGGTATTCAGGGACCGATTGGTCGCACGGGCAATCAAGGTATCCAGGGATCTTCGGGACCGACTGGAGTTCAGGGACCATCGGGGCCTACTGGGCCGCAGGGAACTGTCCTGAACTTTGTGGGGCCTTGGACACCAGCCTCCTATTCTGCGAACACAGTTGTCGTATCTCTCTGCGACGCAAACACTTACGTAAGCACGGTAATCACTTCAAATTACACGGACCCGTCCGTAGATCCGACAGAGTGGGCGCTGTTTGTGACCTCGGGTGTGACGGGGGTTACAGGAGATATGGGTGCCACGGGAGTACAGGGTCAGACGGGTGCGACAGGTGTCACAGGACCCACAGGTGTAGACGGTCCCACAGGACCTACTGGTTCACAGGGTGCTACGGGACCTACTGGTGCGGGTGTAACGGGTGTAACGGGACCATCGGGTCTGTCCGGACCCACCGGGCCTCGTGGACAGACTGGTCCGGTAGGTGCTACAGGTATTCGTGGTATCCAGGGACCGAAGGGCGATCCGGGCGGTGCGACTGGTGTCCGGGGTCCAACTGGTCCTATAGGTGCCACTGGCGTTGTGATTGTTACAACCGAGAACTTCATGGTTGCCACAGGACACGGAACCTACGACATTGCCTACTCGTACGAAGGAAGCAACTGGATCGGAACAGACAGTAATGTCTTCAGCGGAAACAATGGGGCCGGATACGCT